TACCCAAGGGACTGGGCAGTACGACCTACCTGCGGATACTATAGACTTGATTGAACATCAGTTACGTACGAACAGTGGCAATGTAGCCACACAATCTGATCTTACCCTAAGTCGTATTAGTGTAAGCACTTACGCTAGCATCCCAAACAAGTTAACCCAAGGCAGACCAATCCAGCTTTATATAGAGCGGTTACGAGACGCCCCAAAAGTTAACGTCTGGCCTGTACCGGACAACGATAGCTACACACTGTACTACTGGCGTATGCGTAGGATTGAAGACGCTGGAAGTGGTGTACAGACCTCAGACATGAACTTTAGATTCTTCCCGGTATTAGTAGCAGGATTAGCTTACTATATAGCTATGAAAGTTCCTGAGTTAGTAGACAGGGTTGGCATGTTAAAATCTATCTACGATGAGCAATTTCAGTTAGCCGCAGGAGAAGATCGGGAGAAAGCGTCGGTTAGGTTTGTCCCTCGTATGGGGTATTTATAACCGTGGCTAGTCAATTTGCTTCCAGTAAGAAAGCTATAGCGTATTGCGATATATGCGGTTGGGAATATAAGTTAAAAGAGTTACGAAGTCTTATAGTTAAAAACAGGGATACCAATGTAAAAGCCTGTCCTGAATGTTGGAATGAAGACCAACCCCAGCTAAGGTTAGGCGAGTTTCCTGTTAATGATCCGCAAGCCTTACGCGATCCTCGACCGGATACTAGTTTGGGAGACTCAGGAGATTATAGCAGTAGAGACATACAGTGGGGGTGGAATCCTGTAGGTGGGGGGTTTGACCCGTATAGCTTAACGCCTAATGCCCTAGTACTTAGTGGTAAGATAGGTCAAGTCACAGTAATAACTTAATAGGAATATTAAAATGCCTAAAGTAGGGAATAAAGAGTTTACATACGATGCCAAAGGCAAGGCAGCGGCTAAAAAAGCAGCGGCTAAAACTGGGCAACCCGTAGAAAAGATGGCTGGGTACAAAAACGGAGGGAAAGTAAAAATCCGTGGCACTGGCTGTGCGACTAAAGGGCTATATGCCCGTGGCCCTATGGCGTAACCTATGAACTATACCGAGCTAAAAATCAATATCCAAGACATTTGTGAGAACACGTTCACAGATGAACAGCTCGCTATGTTTACGCAACAAGCTGAACAAAAAATATACAATTCTGTACAGCTACCTGCACTGCGTAAAAACGTTACTGGCACACTAAGTACCGGAGTTCAGTACCTAGGGATACCCACTGACTTTTTATGGTCTTATTCTTTAGCAGTTATAGACGGTAGTGGCGATTACACTTACTTATTGAACAAAGACGTTAATTTTATCCGAGAAGCATACCCAAATAATACGGGTACGGGGGTACCTAAACACTACGCTTACTTTGACGATGACTTTTTTATAGTCGGCCCTACTCCTAATAGCAACTACTCTATGGAGCTACACTACGGGTATTACCCAGAATCTATAGTAACTGCCGGCACTACGTGGTTAGGTAATGATTTCGACTCTGCGCTATTAAATGGAGCGTTAGTAGAAGCTATAAGATTTATGAAAGGCGAACCAGATATCATAGGTAATTACGAAAAGATGTTTGTACTGTCTATGGGCCTATTAAAGAACCTTGGAGATGGGAAACTACGCGAAGATACATATCGTTCTGGGCAATACAGAGCGCCCGTTAGTTAAGGAGACATAACATGGCAATTACACAAGCAATGTGTACTTCATTTAAAATCGCTCTTTTAGACGGGGAAATGGATTTTAGTGCGAACACAACTCAAGTATTTAAAATCGCATTGTACACTTCTAGTGCAACTTTAAGTGCCGCGACTACCTCGTATTCAGCTACTAATGAAGTATCTGGTACAAACTACGTCGCGGGGGGAAATACACTAACTATTTCTGCTAATCCTACGTCCACGGGCACTACAGCGTTTTTAGATTTTGTAGACTCTACGTGGGCTAACGCCACCATTACTGCTAGAGGTGCGCTGATATACAGTACTTCAGCCGGTAACCCCGCCGTAGCGGTACTAGACTTTGGGTCAGACAAAACTACTACTGCCAGTGCTTTTACTGTGCAATTTCCCGCTGGCGATTCTGCAAACGCTATCATACGCATAGCTACGTAGGGCACATATATGCCGTCTTCTGTAGGGTTAGTAGGGGTAGTAAACGTATGGGGTGAGGTTAATGACGCTCAAGACCCCAATTGGCAAGGTATAACCATAAGCCAAAGCAGTAATTGGAACTCTATAGTAAGTACACAAGACCCGAATTGGGAACGAATAGCCGCATGAGGTTAGTTAAATGACAACACAATATACCCCGATATTAAAGTTAGCCCTACCCGTTCAGGGGGAACTAAGTGGTACGTGGGGCGATGTAGTAAACGACAACATAACCTCTATGGTAGAGCAAGCTATTGCGGGGCTGTCTGTCATAAATACATGGTCTACTAATTCCCATGTGTTAACTACTGCAAACGGTACCACTGCGGAGTCTCGCGCAGCAATGCTATCTTTAACTGACTCTGGTACCGCGCTGACAGGAGCAGGTAGCGTAATTTGTCCCGCTCTGAGTAAAGTATATATTGTCAAGAACGGTACCGCCCAAGTAGTCACAGTTAAAACAGCTTCAGGTACAGGCATAGCAGTACCTGTGGGCAAAACCATGCTTGTATATTGCGACGGTACAAACGTACTAGAAGCGGTAAATCACGTAGTCACCCTATCTGCTGGCACCCTGACTATTACTGGCCTTACTACTTTCGCCTCTATTAAAGGCACTGGCGCAGTAACTGTTACTAATATCCTTGACGAAGACAACATGGCATCTGACAGCGCCACAGCCTTGGTTACTCAGCAATCTGTTAAAGCGTATGTAGCTAGCCAAGTAGGGGCTAACAACGAACTATCAGAAATTCTTGCTAATGGTAACACTACTGGCGCGAATGACATTGACGTAGATGCCGCTCAGAAGGTTCAGTTCCGAGATGCGGCTATATACATCAACTCAAGCGTAGACGGCCAGCTTGATATTGTCGCGGACACTGAGATTCAAATCGCGGCAACGACAGTTGATATTAATGGTGCTGTGGTACTCGACGGTGCAGTTACCGGCGCTACTAGTATTACATCAACAAGTCTGGATATAACAAATAACATTGTTGTCGGTGGGACTGTCGATGGTCGTGATGTCGATACAGACGGCACCAAACTCGATACTGTTGAGACTAATGCAGACGTAACCGACACAGCCAACGTGACTGCTGCTGGCGCTCTGATGGATTCTGAAGTTACTAATCTCGCAGAGGTCAAAGCATTCGACTCTACAGATTATGCTACATCGACCCAAGGTACTACAGCGGACGACGCGTTACCTAAAGCTGGGGGTGCAATGACAGGTGCTATTACAACCAATAGCACTTTTGATGGTCGTGACGTAGCTACTGACGGCACCAAACTCGATACTGTTGAAACTAATGCAGACGTAACTGACACAGCCAACGTAACTGCTGCTGGCGCTTTGATGGATTCTGAAGTTACTAACCTTGCGGAGGTTAAAGCATTCGACTCTACAGATTACGCTACATCAACGCAAGGCACTACAGCAGACGACGCGTTACCTAAAGCTGGCGGTGCAATGACCGGCGCTATTACAACCAATAGCACTTTTGATGGTCGTGATGTAGCTACTGACGGTACGAAATTAGATGGCATTGAAGCCTTAGCAGACGTAACAGATGCAACTAATGTAGCAGCCGCCGGGGCTTTGATGAAAACTGGTGGCGCAATGACCGGCGCTATTACAACCAATAGCACTTTTGATGGTCGTGATGTAGCTACTGACGGTACGAAATTAGATGGCATTGAAGCCTTAGCAGACGTAACAGATGCAACAAACGTAACAGCCGCTGGAGCCTTAATGGACAGTGAGCTTGCAGACATCGCAGCAGTCAAGGCACTTGATCAAGGTGTAGCCACTACTGATAGCCCTTCCTTTGTTAACATGACCATGACAGGCACAGGATCTGTGAAGGTTCCAGCAGGTACTACAGCTCAAAGAGATGGTACACCAGCTAATGGTATGTTCCGCTACAACTCTACTAACGAGCAATTTGAAGGCTACCAAAACAGCGAGTGGGGTTCAATTGGCGGTGGTGGCGGCAGTAATACTTTCACTACTGATACCTTTACAGGTGATGGCACTACAACCGCTTATGCTTTATCTCAAGTAATCAGCTCTGAAGATAATCTGATGGTCTTTATTGCAGGTGTTTTTCAACAGCAAAGTTCTTATAGCATTGCAACTGCTTCAGGCACTACTACTTTAACCTTTAGTACAGCCCCTGTTAATACAAGAGAGATTGTTATCTATAGCATCGCTGGTGCTGTGTCAGGTACTAATCTAAATGTTGATTCAATGACAGGTGACGGTACTACTGTTGCAATGACTCTTTCTATAACTCCTGTAAATGAGAATAACACGCAGGTCTTTATAGATGGTGTTTATCAAAGCAAGTCTAATTACAGTATCTCTGGAACTACTTTAACATTCTCTACTGCCCCGCCAAATGGTACAGCAGTCGAAGTTATGACAATGAACCAAACAGATATTAATGTACCTGTTGATGGGACTGTAACAAGTGCAAAGCTAGATACTAATATCGCTATCGCTGGAACTTTGGGTGTTGGTGGAGTGGCGACGTTTAGTGGTGATGTGGGAATCGGGACGAGTTCGCCAGTTTCAGCTTTGGATTTATCAGGAGGCGCAGACGGAACGATAGGTGTTCTAACACTGGCGCAAGGCAACGGCACGACTAAAGTCAGTAAGCTGTATGGCACAAGCGTAAACACTAATGAAAAAGGCTTGAAGTTAAATACTTATCACTATGGTGATATAGCAGCTCTAACCATAGCCTCCACAGGAGCCGCCACCTTTAGTGGTGATGTTACAACAGGTCAAAGCATAGAGGCTTCGAGCAGCTCCGGCGGCTTCCTCAAGATGACCCGTAATGACGCAACAATAGGTGGGAGCAATAGCTTAGGTCAAGTGGTCTTCCAAGGCACCGAAGACGGGGGCACAACAGTAACTACAGGTGCGACTATCGTTGGTCTATCTGCGGCAACTTGGACTGGCACTAGTTCTCCGGGAATTCTTACCTTCAACACCACACCTTCAGGCTCTACAACACCTGTAGAAGGTATGCGACTTTCAGACGGCAATTTGTTGGTGGGTTCCAGCTCTTCCCCTGCTAATCGCAGACTGTATATTGAGTCTGTTAATTACCCAGCACAGATGTACGCTACAACAGCAGGCATAAACTACCCTACACTTCAACTTAGGAACGCTCACGCGACTGGTAGTAATACTTGTACACAAATTGATTTTAGAAATGCCGCAGACGCTAGTGTTGGTCAAGTAAAATCAACAGCTTCGGCAACTATTTTTGCCACATCATCAGACTACCGATTAAAAGAAGATGACGTAGCTATGACAGGCGCTATAGAACGTGTCAAAGCACTACGCCCTATCAACTTTGCGTGGAAGTTGGATGGCTCAAGAGTCGATGGTTTCTTTGCACATGAGTTAGCAGAAGTTGTTCCAGAAGCTGCCACAGGCTCTAAAGACGCAATGATGGACGAAGAATACGAAGTCACTCCAGCAGTCGAAGAAGTCAAAGACGAAGATGGCAACGTAACTACAGAAGCTGTAGCAGCCGTTATGGGTACTCGCAGTGTTCCTGATTATCAAGGCATCGACCAAAGCAAGCTGGTGCCTTTGTTGACAGCAACCATTCAAGAGCTTATTGCTCGTATCGAAGCACTAGAAGGAGCATAACAAATGGCTTTAACCAAAGTAAGTAATGGGCTAATAGATACCTCAACAGCAGGCACAAGTAACTTAGTACTAGGTATTAACGCAGGTAACAGCATTGAAAGCGGTGGTGATTATAATGTCCTCGTAGGCGATGAAGCAGGTACAGCGATTACTACTGGCGTTCGCAACACTTTCTTAGGCTACGCAGCAGGGGATGCCTTAACGGACGCAGATTTTAACGTAGCTATTGGTTACAATGCACTTACAGCAGACACTTTAGGCAGTGGTTCAGTAGGGGTGGGGTATAAAGCTCTTACCGCACAAAACTTCACTTCAGCTACAGATGTTTACAACACAGCAGTAGGCCATGTTGCAGGAGCCTCAATAACCACAGGCGTAAACAACACCCTCATCGGCGCTCTTGCTGGTGATGCCCTTACAATTGGTGGAAACAATGTTGCCATAGGTCGTGATGCTTTAGGTGCAGATACTGCTGGTCAGTCAAATATTGCAATAGGTAGACTTGCTTTAGGCTCTCAAAACTTCACCTCTGCTACAAATTCCTACAATATAGGTATAGGTACACAAGCAGGATATGCAATAACTACCGGCGTAAACAACGTACTTGTGGGTGCTTTAGCGGGTGACGCACTAACAGACGCTGATGAGAATGTGGCTATTGGTCATGCGGCTTTGACTTCAGACACTATGGGCAGTCGTTCAGTAGCTATTGGTAGAGAGGCATTAACTTCGCAGAACTTTACTTCCGCAACCACTGCTTATAATACCGCAGTCGGGGCTAATGCAGGTCAGGCAGTAACTACCGGCACAAACAACACCCTCATCGGTGGTCTTGCAGGTGATACGATTACTACGGGAATAAGAAATACCGCTGTTGGTCATCAATCACTTTCAGCTACCACAACAGGTGGTTTTAATACGGCATTGGGAAGAAGCGCGTTGTACTCTAACACAACAGCAGATAACAATACCGCAGTGGGTTATGAGGCTTTATACGCAAACACCACAGGCACAATTAATACTGCATTAGGCAGGCAAGCACTAGCAAACAACACAACTGGTACAGACAACACTGCTGTTAGTTACTCTTTAGTTAGTAATACTACAGGAAGCAATAATACAGCAGTGGGTAAGAGTGCTTTAAACGCAAACACCACAGGCTATAACAACACCGTAGTTGGAAGTCTTGCGGGTGATGCAATTACTACAGGTTATGGTAATGTTGCATTAGGTATTCTGGCTTTATCGGCAGCAACTACCACTACTTACAACACAGCGGTGGGGGCAAACGCAGGTGAAGCAGTAACCACAGGCATTTATAACACCGTTATGGGTGGTCTTGCGGGTGATGCAATGACTACAGGCAGTTCCAATACCTTTATAGGCTTTCAAGCAGGCACCAACGGTGTCGTGACAGGGAATGACAACACAGCAGTCGGTAAATCGACTGGGTATAGCTTAACCTCTGGCTCTAATAATTTATTTCTGGGACACGATGCAGGTCTTACAGGAAGCCCCGGTGGCAACATCACTACGCATAGCAATAATATCATTCTGGGCGATGATAATATTGCTGCTATTTATGCTCAAGTACAAACCATTTCCTCATCTGACGAGCGAGACAAGACAGACTTTACGCCATTAGACTTAGGTTTAGACTTTGTTAAAGCTCTAGCCCCCGTTACCTACAAGTGGGACAAGCGTTCTAAGTATGGTGACAAGACTGCTGATGATTATGATCTTAACGACCAAACTCCAGACGGTACTCACAAAGAAGATTGGTTGGACATTGGTTTTAAAGCACAAGAAGTTATAGCTCTTGAAGAAGCTGCTGGATATAAAATTTCTGACAAGACAAACCTTGTATCAAATCTAACTGAGGACGGTAAACAGTACGGGTTACAGTATGAAAATTTTGTACCAATCCTTGTCAAAGCCATTCAAGAGCAACAAACCTTAATTGAATCATTAACAGCCCGACTCGAAACCTTAGAAGGATAAATAAAATGGAAGACCGTACAGCAGAACAACTAGCACAAGACTACTCAGCAATGGGTGACTCCGTAGCTCTTATCACAGACGTAATCGCAGGAGACTGCATGGCTGATGAATCTGCTGAAGATCGTCAAGGCTGTGTAGATAGAAACACTCAGCACCTTGAGCTTATGGTAGCTAAAGAAGATTGGGGCAGTGAAGACATGACCGCAGTTGATGCAGCTATCAGCGCAGGCAATGGCTACACAGCCTCTTAAAGGAGCATAACAGATGGCAAATACAAAAGTACCTATAGAGCTTTCGAGCACTCCCGGAATTGTAGATAATTCAAATGCGACAGCTATTACGATTGATGCTAGTGAAAATGTGGGTGTTGGTACAGATTCGCCCAGCAGAGCGTTATCAGTCTATGGAGCTGCGGCTGGTGTCATAGCGATTACATCAAACTCTACAGACGGCATCTCGTCTTTGTCTTTTGGCGATACAGCGGACGATAATGCAGGCAGAGTCAATTACCTAAACGCTTCAGATGACATGCTGTTCTACACAGCCACGGCAGAACGCATGCGCATAACCAGCACAGGAAATGTGGGTATTGGTGTTACTAGCCCGCTACAGGCGCTCCATGTAAACTCAGGCACAGCTAACAATGCGGCAATATTTGAAAGCACAGATGCTTATACGCAAATATGGATTAAAGATTCTACTTCGTCCTCTACTTATCAAACAGGCATTGGTTGTTTGGGAGATAATCTGCTGTTCAACAACGGTAGCGAACGCATGCGCATAGACGCCAGCGGCAATTTGATGGTGGGAACTACGACCTCAGGGGGCAAGGTATCAATAGCCAACAACTTAACGACTAACCAGAAATGTCTTACTTTGAATGGCAACACGGCTGGGGATTCTGGATACTCTGCAATGACCGTCGTGAAAGTTGACGCAGCGAACACCACTTCCCAGTATTTTATTGACTTTGTCATTTCTAATGGCGCTCAAGCGAGTGGACGTATTACCGCTAATGGTTCAGGAGCAGCCACTTTTAGTTCATGGTCAGACGTAACTCTAAAAGAAAACATTGTTGATCTGCCAGACCAGTACGACAACATCAGGGCATTGCGTCCGGTAGAGTTTGACTACATTGAAAGTGAAGGTGGCGGTCATCAAGCAGGCTTCATCGCGCAAGAGATGCGAGAAATCTATCCTTGTTGTGTTGGTGAAGATTCAGAGACAGGCAAACTGACAATTGGCGGCTGGAGCAAAACTGAAGCGCGCCTTGTAAGCGCCCTGCAATCTGCAATGAATAAGATCGAAGCCCTAACCGCCCGTATCGAAGCCTTAGAAGGAGCATAACAAATGGACTATCTTATAAACTTTTATGTAATAGCAACCTCTGTAGTCACTATTGCATCAATTATTGCTAACTACACTGAGACTCCTAAAGATGACGCATGGGTGGCTAAGGCTTACAAGCTCATGGAAACCTTTGCATTTCTCAACAATAAGGCGAAGCAGAAGTAATGATCGAGGTCATGGCTGCACTGGCCGTTGCTAACTCTGCCTTCAAAGGCGTCCAAACTTTAATGGGGCGTGGGGCAGAGCTTGAGCAGATGGCAGGGCAGTTAGGTAGATGGTACACGGCGGCAAGTGATATCAGGGCTGCTGGAGAATTGCAAAAGCCGAGCGCGTTCAGGCGTCTGGTTGATTCTGAATCTGTCGAGACTGAGGCGCTAAATCAGATTATCGCTAAAAAAAGATTGCTTGAACATGAGAGCGAACTTCGATCCATGATCGTGCTGCGGTTTGGCAGAGAAGCCTACTCCGAAATGATCCAAATGCGGCGAGATATTAAAGCCGCCAGAGAGCGTGAGCTATACGCTAAAATGCGATTGAAGCAGAACATAGTAGATGCTGCTATACTAGGTGTCGGTGCAATGGTCTCGATAGCGTTGATCGTTGCTTTTTTTACTTTTATCACCGAAAGTAGCGCTGCTACATAGGACGTTAACATGGTAGACAGCACTAAAGATGTAGTGGACGTAGCAGCAGCATCAACAGCAGTATTAACGCTGGGGGCATGGCTTCCTCCTATAGCTAGCCTGTTTACTATTATTTGGATGTGTTTACGTATTTATGAGTCAGACACAGTTCAAAAACTGCTGGGTAAAAAGTAAAATTCACCTTAACGAGTATATACAATGATTACTATTAACGACAAAGAATATGACCCCGCAGATATGACAGCGGAACAGCAACACATGATTGCCCAAGTCACTAACTGCCGAAACAAAGCTCAAGTTGCGTCAATGGATATGCAAATCGCCCAAGTCGCGGAAAGCCAGTTTACTGCCGCCCTGATCGCATCTGTTGAAGAGTCAGAACCCTCTTTTGATGAGCTAAACGGGTGAGTATCTTTGCCGATTTAGTAGGGCCAGTCACCGGCCTGCTAGACAAGTTTATCCAAGATAAAGATCAAAAGAGTGCTTTGGCGCATGAAATTGCAACAATGTCCTCTAAGTTGGCGCAAGAAAGTGCGTTAGCCCAGATGGCAGTAAACAAGGTTGAGGCAGCCAGTTCGTCTTTGTTTGTGTCAGGCTGGCGACCAGCTACGGGCTGGGTATGCGTACTGGGTATGGCGGGTAACTTTATCGTTACACCGTTTGCAAACTTTGTTTTGGCGCTGCTAGATGTCCATGTAGTTGTACCGTTGGTGCCGCTAGACACTATGATGCCGGTTTTACTTGGGCTTTTAGGGCTTGGTGGACTCAGAACGCTGGAAAAGACAAAGGGAGTACACCGGGCAAAATGATTGAGTTAATCAGATTTGGATCGTTTAAAGACCGTACAGTCGGGAGGCTAACCTACAATGATGAACATTTTTACACCATTGAGAAACCGTGGGTTGACAATCAACAAAATATTAGTTGCATCCCGACAGGCTACTACAAACTTATCCGTGTTGATTCCCCGAGATTCGGAGCAAATACATGGGAAGTTGCTAACGTTACTGGTCGTAGTCACATACTCGTTCATGTTGCCAATACTAGCGCTGACGTTATTGGTTGCATCGGCCTCGGTATGGGCCTATTCCCTCAGTTGCAAGGCGTATCAACTAGCCGAAAAGCAATTGAAAATTTTTACCTGATGACTGCTGATAAAACAGAAGAAGAACTTATCATAAGAAACGGCGATCTTGGCTGACTCAAAAGACTAGTAGGTAATATATGCCGCTTAAAAAACTACAATTAAAGGCAGGGATAAACCGAGAAAACACCCGCTATACTAGTGAAGGTGGTTGGTACGACTGCGATAAAATAAGGTTCCGCCAAGGTACGCCTGAAAAGATAGGTGGGTGGCAGCGGATATCTAGTACTACTTTCCTAGGAGTGTGCCGTTCTTTATGGAACTGGGTAACCCTTGGTAGCAGAAACTTAATCGGTGTGGGGACTAACCTAAAGTTCTACATAGAGAACGGCGGAGCATACAACGATATAACGCCGTTACGGGCAACTGTAGTACTAACTAACCCTTTTGAGACTACTAGTGGATCGCCCATAGTAGAAGTTACAGACGCAAATGGGGGGTACACTGACGGAGATTTTGTTACCTTTAGCGGGGCAAGTGCCGTAGGGGGTTTAACTCTAAATGCAGAATATCAACTTACTGAAACTACTACAGCTAACGTCTACACCATAGATGCCGGCACTAACGCGGGGTCAAGTGCTACTGGTGGGGGTACAGTAACCGCAGCGTACCAAATAAATATTGGCCCTGCTTTCGTTGTGCCCTTAGTAGGTTGGGGGGCTAGTAACTGGAGTTCCGGAGAGTGGGGTGTGGGTAACGCATCTACTGATTCCATACGCGTATGGAGCCAATCTAACTTTGGGGAAGATTTAATTTTTGGGCCTCGAAACGGGGGCATATATTTTTGGGACGCTACATCAGGACTAAACGCAAGGGCGGTACTTTTGTCAGGTACAGAAGTACCCACGTCCCAGAAACTAATACTAGTATCGGATATTAGTAGGTTTGTCTTTGCTTTTGGGGCTAATGAGCTTGCTTCTGCTACTATCAATCCTATGCTAGTACGTTGGTCAGACCAAGAAGATGCTACTAATTGGCTACCCTCTGCTACCAACCAATCGGGCGACTTAGTACTGTCCAACGGAACTCAAATCGTGACCGCTAAACAAGCCCGTCAAGAAGTACTAGTGTGGTCGGATTCCGCACTATACGCCCTCCAATACGTTGGTGCTCCCGCTGTGTGGACTGCCCAGCTAGTAGGCGAGAACATATCTATAGCCTCCCAAAATTCAGTAGCGTACGCTAATGGTGTAGCCTACTGGATGGGTAGAGACAAGTTCTATATGTACGACGGGCGTACGCAATCCTTACCCTGTGACCTCCGTAAGTTCGTATTTAATGACTTTAACGAAGAGCAGTACGAGCAAGTATTTGCCGGTACAAACGAGTCTTACCACGAGATTTGGTGGTGGTACTGCTCTAAAAATTCCAACACCTCAGACAGGTACGTAGTGTATAACTACGTAGAGCAGGTATGGTACTACGGCACCATGAACCGTACCGCATGGCTTGACTCTGGGCTAAGATCATACCCGCTAGGCGCTACATATAGTAACAACTTAGTCAACCATGAGCAGGGCGTTGACGACAACGAAACGGGTACTACAGTAGCTATACCTGCGTACGTGTCTTCCGCACAGTTTGACCTAGAGGACGGGCACCAGTTTGCGTTCATTTGGCGCATACTACCGGATATATCATTTGACGGCTCTGAAGTAGGTAGTCCTAGCGCTACCATGACCCTGCTGCCAATGCAAAATTCTGGTTCTGGGTATAACGATCCTGCTTCTGTAGGGGGCGATAATAGCGCGGGAATAACGCGAACTGCTACCCTGCCTGTAGAGCAGTTTACAGGGCAGATATTTACTAGGGTACGTGGACGGCAGCTAGCCATAAAGGTAGAATCTAGCGAAATTGGGGTTACTTGGCAGTTAGGTACTCCTCGCATAGACATGCGTTCAGACGGGAGGCGGTAATGGCAGGGGATAATACTAGGTACAATGTACCGTTCCGTGCGCCAGCGTTACCGTACCCCCCTAAAATGTACGATGCTAAGTCGTTTGAAGACTTCAATAAAATATTGCGTATCTATTTTAACCAGCTCGACAACGCACTGAGAAACGCTATGGCAGTCCAAGAACCATACGAATTACAAGTCTCCAAGGGGCAGATTGCGGGTGCTACGTCGCTCTATAAGTTCGGTTTTAATTCTGATGTTGATGGGACAGAAGAAACTATATGGAGTAGCGGTGGGAAT